GCCACAAGAGCCGCAAGGTGGAGATGAACGCCCGTTGGCGGGCGCGGAATCACTATTATTTTTGTGTGTAGAAAATGAAGTGTTATTAAATTAATAAAAAACAAGGAGTCCGTTATGTAACCTTAACTCTTAATAAAGATGGGCTTTGTTTTAGTGTTGAGCCGCAAAATAAAGAATCAAACACTTATCTGGGCTTAATTATGGATGATTAAGCTGGTCGCACCGATTTAGTCACGGTTGCCACGCTCAAGACGAGCTTACTAACTTGGGATGACTACCCGTACTTTTGGTTACTGTCTTAGCCGAGCATGAGGGCTTAAAACTTATGCAGTCTTTTCATAACTTTGGTTCCTTATGGTTATTAGCCCTCCTTGTGAGGGCATTTTTTTAGCCAGGAATCAATAACCTAAGGAGCAAAAATGAAAAACACAATTACTACCGCACTTGTTGCGATTATCTCAGGATTAATGATGATGCAGGCAGTTGCATTAATGACGTTACCGGAGCGTAACACAGTAACTTACACAGATTACAACGACCACGCGGCAAGCGAGCAAATCTCCGCCGAGTGGGAGCAAAAAGCGAAAGCAGAGTGGATTGCAGAATTTGGTGATGCACAGCCGAATTTGAACGCGGAAGCGCAATCATATCTCGAGCAGGAAACAGCAAGATTACAGGTGCAACGCAATGGCAAGTAAAGACTTAACGCGTTATTACAAAATCCAACCACACGCGCGCGGACTTGGATTTATTGCTATTGAGTGCATATATGACCGCGGCAAGATTAAGCGGCTTTGGACGAGTAATAATCACTGTGACGAGAGCTTGTGCGAGGTTGAGATAAAGCGGCGTAAAGAGACGGTTAAACTCGTCCAAGGCTTGGATTTATCAAAACGGCTTGGGCACAAAATTTATTACTTTGAAAATATGGGGTCATTATGAGTGGATTGCAAACGGCGTGGGAAAATCGGCTGGAAGCGGAATATCACGCACAAATTGAAGAAGCGGAACGATATGAAGTAGAGCTTGAGGCGGAAAAATCCAGAATCGATCAGGCGGCAAAAAACGGTGACGAATTAATGATTGATGCTATCAATGACGCAGTTGGGGCTTTGAGCAATGATGATTTAGAGCTCCAGTGGCTAGCGTTTGGCGCCGGTGCGTGGGATAAATTAAGCGCATTCCGCGACAAAGCGATCGAGGTTGTGGCAGGAAAAAATTTAGAAAAGGAATAAGACAATGACAACACAAAACACGCCAATGAAATTATCTGAGTGTAAATCGCTCAAGGATTTTTTAAATCATCCGGTTATCACCGAAAAAATAAAATCTCTGGTAAACAAAAACGCGGCAACATTTACGACAAGCATTATGCAGATTGTTAATAGCAACACCATGCTACGCAATGCTGAGCCAATGAGCATTTTTAACGCGGCATGCATGGCGGCCACACTTAATTTACCGCTACAAAACGGATTGGGCTTTGCTTATATCGTCCCGTATCAAAACCGTAAAGAGAAAAAGACCGAGGCTCAATTTCAGATCGGCTATAAAGGGTTTATTCAGTTGGCCCAGCGTAGTGGGCAATTTGAGCGACTTGTATCACTGCCTGTTTACAAAAAGCAGTTAGTCAAAAAGGACTTTATAAACGGGTTTATTTTTGACTGGGAGCAAGAGCCTGATGGTGGCGAGAATCCAATCGGATATTACGCTTATTTTAAGCTCATTAATGGATTTTCTGCCGAATTATACATGAGCCATGATGATGTTGTTAAACACGCGCAACGCTACAGCCAGACGTTTAAAAAGGGGTTCGGCGTATGGCATGACAACTTTGAAAGCATGGCGTTAAAAACAGTGCTTAAATTGTTGTTATCAAAACAGGCTCCGCTATCCGTTGAGATGCAACAAGCGGTGTTGGCAGATCAGGCAATCGTTAAAGATGCAAAAGACGGTGAGTTTGACTATCCGGACAATCACATCCAAGACGCCGAATTTGCCGAAATGAAAGTCGATGCAGAGGCGTTTGAAAACTGCAAGAAAAGCATTGCGAACAAAGAGACTACATTGCAAGAGCTTTGCGATAACGGTTTTGAGTTTACCGCCGAGCAATACGCGGAATTAGAGGCATTAGAAAATGTACCGAATGAAGGCTAGATGCTCAATGCTATCACGCTTAATTACCGAGCCTAAAAATAAATCTGACAAAATCTCACAATCCGCCAAAAGTGCGGTGAGAGAAATTGCTAAATTTGATTTGTTTGGCTATCAATCCTTTGATGGCAACAAATACACTGAAAAAGGATTACAGCTAGAGGAGCAAGCGATAAAGCTCAGTAGTCTATCTCGTGGCTTGGTGCTCAAGAAAAACAGCGAGCGCCGTGAAAATGATTGGATACAAGGTGAATGCGATATTTACGTACCGTCTCGTAAGCTAATCATTGACACAAAATGCACTTATGACATCGGCACTCACCCATTTTTTAGAGACGAGGCGGAAGATAAAGCAAAAAAACAAGGCTATGACATCCAAGTGCAAGGCTACATGTGGCTTTGGGATTGCGAGGAGGCGCACATTGATTTTTGCTTATTCCCCACTCCGCTTGATCTAATTAAGCCGTGGGAAAATGAGGAGAAATTAATTGATTTAGTCGATCAAATCCCGCAAAAAAAACGGTTAACGACCGTAGTTATTAAGCGAGATGAAACAATCATTGAAAAAATCAAACAACGCGTTGAGGCGGCTCAAGATTATTATCAAGAGTTGATAGCGCAAATGGATAAAAATTGAGGTAATAAATGGCAGGAATAAACAAAGTAATCCTTGTCGGCAACTTGGGGCAAGACCCTGACGTCCGCACTATGCCGAATGGCGATACGGTGACAAAAATCAGTGTGGCCACAAGTGAGAGTTGGATTGATAAAAACACAAACGAGCGCAAAACTCAAACAGAGTGGCACGCTATTGTGTTCTATCGCCGTCAAGCGGAAGTAGCGGGTGAATACCTGCGCAAAGGCTCTAAAGTTTATGTTGAGGGGCGTTTAAAAACCCGCAAATGGCAAGATAAAAATGGCCAAGACCGCTACACAACCGAAATACAAGGTGATGTGCTGCAAATGCTTGATAGCCGACAAAGCGGTGATAATCAAGACAAACCGTCCACCAGCAATAACGCTTACGCTAATGCTAAAAACGGCACAAAACAACCACAGACACAGCAAAGTGCAGACAACTTTGATGATGATATTCCGTTCTGAGTTCCAAGCCACTATTCGTTAGTGGCTTTTTTATTTGAGGTAAAAAATGTACTGGTTCAAAAATGCGATGATTTATCGCTTAACTAAATCACTTAATTTAGACGGCTTACAAGACAAGTTAAATTGCGCAGCGTTTACTCCTTGCGAGCCATCCGATAGTACGCATTTCGGCTGGACTCCACCGCTTAAAGATAGCGAATTGTTGCACCACACAGCGGGCGGAAACGTGATTTTAGTTGCCAAAAAAGAAACAAAAATTCTTCCGGTTGAAGTGATAAATAAAGAATTAAATGAGCGGATTGAAAAGCTTGAAAAAGCCGAAGGTCGCAAACTTAAGAAAGTTGAAAAGCAAACCTTAAAAGATGATGTTATTACTACTCTACTACCGCGCGCATTCAGCAAATATCAGCATACCGCACTTTGGATTGATACTAAAAACGACTTAATTTACGTTGACGCGTCATCATCCAATCGCGCGGAAGATGTGTTGGCTTTGTTGCGTAAAACTCTTGGTAGTTTACCTGTGGTTCCGCTGGCATTTAAAAATGAGCCGGCAGTCGTTATGTCCCGATGGATTGCTGACGAGGACGCACCGGAATGGTTGATCGTAAAAGAGGACTTGGAGCTACGAAGTAAAGCAGATGATGGTGTTATTAAATGTAAAAACAATGACTTAGCTCAAGAGGAAATTTTAACGCTGGCTGATCGTGGATTTGTCACAAAATTAGCGCTGGAGTGGGAAAACAATCTATCGTTTGTGCTTAATGATGATTGCACTTTAAAACGACTAAAATTTGCAGACCAAATCCGTGAGAAAAATGACGACATCCTGAAAGAAGATGTCGCACAGCGTTTTGATGCGGATTTTATCTTGATGACGGCGACACTTTCCGAACTTGTTAAAAATCTAATTAATGAGTTCGGCGGCGAGAAAGAACGTCTATAAAAAATTACACCAACAACAGCCCTCACATGAGGGCTTTTTTATTATCTAAAATCGAGGATTAAACAATGTTTAAAAAACTATCTATTTTATCCACCGCACTTTTTGCTGTTATCGTTGGTTATGCGGCTGATAACACTATCCAATATGGCACAAACGCTAAAGCCACCGCAGACCAAGCAACAGCTATAGGCACTGGCGCACAAGCAATGGCAGAGCAATCTACAGCGATTGGTGCTTATACAACAGTAAGTGGTAATCGTGCAGTTGCATTGGGCGACCACTCAAAAGCTACCGGCATGACGTCATTTGCTGCCGCGGGAGGTCAAGCACTGGCTAAAGATGCTTTTGCTATTGGCGGTGTTGCTTCCGCTGACGCTGCC